TACTGTTATTAGAATGATAAATGAGATGTTAAAAGGGGGTGAGGTATGATTACCATACGGATCGAAATTGGGAGAAGGTCTTTTGATGTAACCTGTCAATCTAGTGAATTCATAGTCAAGCGTGATAACATTGGAATTATCAATTATTACATCGAGTTAATCGATTACGAGGGGTACGAGTATATCGTTTATTATGACGGCATCCCGACCCGATGGAATTTGGACGGTGTACAATGAGTAACGATAAATTTGATACCGCAATATTGTTCATGTGGCTGTTGTCCGTTGCGATGATTGCGCTCGTCTATTTCCCTCATTTGTTAGGGGTGTACTATGGATAAACGAAACATACAATTCTGGCTCTTTGTTTTGGTTTTACTTCAATGCTGTAAATGTTAACCTAGACACCACCAACACCAACAAAACGAAACCAACACTTACAAAACAGTGTTGGTTTTTTGTGTATAATGATACTGCATCGAAACAATACCAAAACAATCACACCAACGAGATCAATGTACATGTCAAAACAACCGAAACAGCAACGCAACCAACTAAATAAACCTCACAATCAAATAGCAAAATGTATACGGCATGAATCTATAACGGGCTTGCTATGGGCTTATATCCAACTGTCACAACATGAGATTAAGACCACGGGCAAAACCGAAACATTCTCGGGTAGTGATTTGTCTCGGTTTGTCAGTCTCCTACATACTAGGGAGGTAGAAACGAAACTAAACGAAACAAGTCCGACCGACCTTGCTGCGGTTGCGTCATGGCTCGAAACAACCGACACCGAAACACCGAAACCGAAATAATGTTTCGCCAAATCCCCGTGCTGCAAGCCCAGCATATTGGAGTGTGTATTGCTGCGATACCAGCATGCATCCTCTTTGTTGCATTACCAGCATAGGCCAGGCCTTTATTGCATTCACAGCATTACAGATTGTCTTTGCTGCATTTGCGTCACATCGTGATTGTCTTTGCTGCGATTCCAGCACCCCTAACCTTCGATAGACTCATGCTGCATTTGTAACATTATCGTTAGGCGGGTATGGTCTTGGGGGTTGTAGGCTGCTAATTTAAAAAACAAAAGAATAGCCGATAGAGTACTGAGACCCTATCGGCTATAAAGATTATTTGTTTTGTTCGATACGTTCTAGAATCTTAGCATGATTTTGTGAATGAGTAACAAAGAATGTAACGGTTACAGATATGCTCATGATGAAAAGTATTATCATGATTGTATTGTCGATAGTGTCTTGTATTTTGTTTGTCATGATGACTCCTTTGTGTGGTAGGTTGTTAGGTTATATCGCCAGTGTGGAATGGTAGGGGGTTGTATACGACCGTACATACACCCCGTGTATGTTATAGTATACAGAACCACCGAACAGTACCACACCGATATGACCGTCTACCACGTTAAAGGTTTTACATGTGCCTAAATACAAACATCTTGCATACATGAATCGTTTACAGTATTCTATATTCAAGTGTCTTGTATGATACACCTTGTACGGGGTGCTTTGTTCTTTGTCTATGGGGATAGGCATTCTAGGTTGGTGTATGGGGACATGATACACCAGCCTTCCTTTACTACCTACCACGGGACCAGCCTATGGAATCAATCCAACATCAGATAGCAAGGGTATTCAGTGACCCTTTCCAGTTTATCCAGCGTCTTAAAATAGTAGATAAGGCTGGTAGGGTTGTACCGTTGGTATTGAATACAGAGCAAGTAAAGATAATCAATGCATTGGAAGAGGGTAGAGATACACTAGTCCTTAAGCCTAGACAAATAGGGTCTTCTACAGTTGTATGTGCTTACATGTTCTGGAAAGCTTATACAGCAACAACACCACTAACACTAATAATACTATCCTATAAGATAGCGAGTTCTAAACACTTGTTGCATATACACAAGAGGTTTTATCAGTATCTACCAGAGGGACTTAAAAGACCATTGGATACTGACAATACCACAGAGCTATCTTTCAAGGGTGGAGGACGTATCATAGCAGCAGCAGCAACTCAGGCAGGTGGATTGAGATCTCAGACTTGTAGTATGCTACACATATCAGAGTATGCCTTTGCAGAGAATCCAGAAGAACTCAAGGCTACTGCAATCAGTGCATTGAACGATGGGCAACTAGTCATAGAGAGTACGGCTAACTATTACAACGATGCACTATGGAAGGAAGTACATAAACATCAGATAGGGGAGGCAGATTGGAATTACTTATTCTTTCCATGGTTTAGTCATGCAGAGTATTGTATGGATGATATACCGATAAGTCTGACAGATGAGGAGCTTAAGTTACAGGAGGAGTTTGGACTTACACTAGGACAGTTTGCATGGAGAAGGGAGAAGATAAGTAAGTTAGGATGGGAGAAGTTTGTACGAGAGTATCCAATGACCTTGGATGAGGCATATCGTATAAGTGGGAATACATACTTTACATACGATGACTTTGAACATGTGGATGTATTGACTGTTAGTCCTGTAGAGTGGGTAACGTTTGAAGAGCCGAATGCAGACGACACATATGCGATTGGAGTAGATGTTAGTGGTGGTGTAGGTAGAGATTATGCTGTAATCTTTTGTGTGTCTAGAATGACCTTACAGCCAGTCTGTATCTATAGGTCGAATACAGTGAGTCCAGTACAGTTGGCAGATTACATATATGACATGTCGGTTACGTACAACAATGCATTGACATTGGTAGAGAGCAACAACTATGGATTGGCAACGATACAGGAACTGTTGCACCAGGGGTTCCATAGGTTTTGGAAGGATGCGCATACAGGGAAGGACTTTCTGACGACAAGTAGAAGTAAGCCACTACTGTTTGAGAACTTGAAGAAGGGTATACAGACGGGTTCGATACGGTTGATAGACAATGTAACGATGACAGAGCTTCGTAGTATTACAGTAGACGAGAAGGGTATACTTAGGTTTGGAGAGGATGTAGGGAGTCACTGTGACAGTGCAATGGCGATGGCATTGGCGTACTGGTGTTTAAACAGTGTAAAGATAAAACAGAGTGCATATTTACCAGATTGGATTATAAGTCAGAAGGCAGATAAGCAGCTAAGGACCAGTGGTGTAAGTCCGAGTTTGCATAGGAGGTATTAGTGATTCGGTTGTTTAATGGTGATTGTATGGAAGCGTTGGCTGGTATGGGGGACAACCAGTATGACATAGCGATAGTAGACCCTCCGTTTGGTATTGGAAACTTTGTACAATTGGATGATGGTGGCAACTACAGGGGCAAAAGGGTAACGTGGAATAACAGTACGCCTACAGAGGCATACTTTGCGGAGCTTCGTAGAGTAAGTAAGCATCAGATTATATTTGGTGCGAATTACTACAACTGTTTTAGTGGAAAGCATGGTGCGATTGTTTGGGTAAAGAATCAACCGATGCCCAACTTTAGTAAAGCGGTGATAGCCAGTTGTACGTTTCACAAGAAGATTGAGTTGTATCAGCAGACATGGACCAACTTTGTAGCTGATGGTCGATGTACAAAGCATCCGTGTGAGATGCCTGTAGACTTGTATTTGTGGTTGTTGGACAACTATGCCAAGAAGGGGAATAAGATACTGGACACCCATTTGGGAAGTGGCAGTATAGCTGTAGCGTGTCATCGTGCTGGGTATGACTTGGATGCGTATGAAATCAATGCTGAATACTATGAAGCAGCCAATGCCAGGTTGGAATTAGAACAGCGTCAAATAAGGTTGTTTGCATAGGAGATACTGATGGGTAAGCCGTTGTCTATATGTGGGGTGTGTCATTGTGACCCTTGTGATTGTCATGGTGTAATGCATATGCAGTTTGTGCGATTGACGTATTGGATAGGTGCAAAAAGTTTTACGCTTCAAATACCCAAAAGGCTTGTCGACCAATATAAAAGTCTATATGATGAACTTGAGGTAATGGATGCAGATGGTCGTGTAGTGGTGTATAGTAGTGGTGCTGTTGTTAAGGAGAAAAGCAATGAGAAGCAATAAAGAATCCGTAGCGTTAATACGTACAGTCTTGGATGAGCACAATCATTTCTGGGATGACCAACGCGCTGAAATGAAGAGGTACCGTGATGTATACGAAAATCGTTTTTGGCAGTCTGAATATATGGACGATACAATGGTACGAGTTGAAACAGCCGACTGCTTTAGCTACGTTGAAGGCTTTATTGCTAGTTTGTTTTCTCGCAACCCTGCTGTTGTTGTTGCGAAAGATGCATCAATCATAGAAGGCAATGCCAAGATGGCTCAGTCTGTTGTCAATCGTTTTTTGTTTGACAAGAGAGAGCAACTGGAAATTGCATCAAGACTTGCCCTTATTTATCCCGCTTCATTCCTCAAGCTCTCCCCTACGGATAGCACGGATATGCTTGAGAAAGTATCCATCCGTGCGATTCCGTGCTGGGAAGTGATTGTAGACATGGATGCACCTGCCTGGAATGAACAGAGGTTTATGGCTCATGTGTATTACTTACCGATGCCAGAGGTGCGGGATAGATTTGGTGCCAAGAAGTTTACACCGATACCGAAGGTGGATTACTTTACACCCCAAGAAAAGTACACTGGAGTGAGTGAAGACTTGCCCGATGATTACTTGTATGTGCAGATTGTAGAGTTTTATGACATGGCATATGACAGGTTGTATTTTTGGTCGCCAAACTACAAGGATGGTGGGGAACTGTTGGAGAAAAGCGAGATACCAATACGGACGTATGATGACCGTCCATTGAGTCCGTTGTGTCCACTTTACTATGCACGCAAACCTGAGAAGCCCATGTGTGGGTTGTCTGCGGTAAGTCGAGTGTATGACCAGTTTTATGAGAAGAACATCTTGCGTACATACTGGGCAAACAGTGTACGTAGAGACTCTAGACAGTACTTGTACAAAGAAGGGTCATTGGATGAAGAAGCACTGGCAAAGATTACGGCTGGTGTCGATGGTGCAATGATTGCAGTTGATGAACCTGTACTCGATGGCATTATACGTGCTGTTGGCGTAGAACCATTGTCTGGTAACTTCGATCGATATTTAGCCTACATTGAGCAAGACATAAATCGCGGCAGCATCTTGGCACCGTTTAGTCGTGGGGAAGCGACGAAAGCGACAGCTACTGAGGTGACTGCCCTTGCTCAATACTCCGCATCGGAGATTGGTAAGTTGGCAAGAGAACGAGACAACGCTATAGAACTGATAGCACTGTCGTATTTGCGCATCGTGTCTTTGCTTGCTGAAGACAAAGAGCAGGCTGTGATTGAAGTGGATGGGTTGCCCAAGGTGATCACCGTACAAGACTTAGATGCCAAGTTTAAGATTGTGGCATTGGACCAGTCGTCTACACCATTGTCTGAAGCTTTAAAAAGAAACAACCTTGTCCAGTTGCTTCCTGTGCTTACACAGTTGGGTGTACCAGGTGACAAGATTAAAGAAGAGTTGATACGC